ATGAGCATGAACTTCTCGGCGAAGGATGCGGCGGAACGGACCTCGATCGAGCTGATCGAGGGGGCGGCGGGCTTTCTGGATGAAGCCGCCGTCGCCCTGATGGCGGCCTTGCGGGCGGCCAGAAAGGGGGAATTCGCGCAGACGAAGGAGGCCCAGCAGGCGATCAAGGATTGGAAGGTCGCGCTGGAGTGGATGATGGATGAAAGGAACCGCCTTGAAAAACTCCGCAGGACCGCTGCCGGGGCTGTCGGACCCTCGGACCTTGACCTTGGGGCCGCGCGCGATGAGATCGGGCGCAGGCTGGCTTGCCTGCGCGACGCAGGCGCAGATTGACGCCTTTCTGGGCGGGTTGTCGGATCAGGCGCTGCTGGCCTTGCCGTGGATCTTTGAATTCTGGGCGCTGGCGCATCAATTGCCGCCTGAGGGGGCGTGGAAGACCTGGGTGATCCTGGGCGGGCGCGGCGCGGGCAAGACGCGGGCGGGCGCGGAATGGGTGCGCGCGCAGGTGGAGGGGGACCGGCCCGGCGATCCGGGGCGGGCGAAGCGGGTGGCTTTGCTGGGCGGCACGCTGGATCAGGTGCGGGAGGTGATGGTCTTTGGCGAAAGCGGGATCATGGCCTGCACCCCGCCGGACCGGCGCCCGGAGTGGAATGCGACGCGGCGGATGCTGACCTGGCCGAATGGCGCGGTGGCGCAGGTCTTTTCGGCGCATGATCCGGACAGTTTGCGGGGGCCGCAGTTCGACGCGGCCTGGGCGGATGAGATTGCGAAATGGGACAAGGGGCAGGAGGCCTGGGACATGCTGCAATTCGCGCTGCGGCTTGGCGCGCATCCGCAGCAGGTGGTGACGACGACGCCGCAGAATGTGGCGGTGTTGAAGGCCATTCTGAAGAACCCCTCTACCGTGATGACCCATGCGCCGACAGAGGCGAACCGGGCTTACCTGGCGCGGAGCTTTCTGGAGGAGGTCGAGGCGCGCTATGGCGGCACGCTGCGGGGCGCGGAGGAGTTGGAGGGGCGGCTGGTCGAGGACCGGGAGGGCGCCTTGTGGTCGCGGGCGATGATTGAGCAGTGCCGGGGCGCGGTGCCGGAGAAGGTGGACCGGATTGTCGTGGCGGTGGACCCGCCGGTGAGCGGGAAGGAGACGTCGGACGCCTGCGGGATCGTGGTCTTTGGCGCGGTGACGCGAGGCGCGCCCAAGGACTGGCGCGGGGTGGTGCTGGAGGATGCCTCGGTCAAAGGCTCGGCCGTGGTCTGGGCCGAGGCGGCGGTGGCGGCCTTCCACCGGCATGGTGCGGACCGGATCGTGGCGGAGGTCAATCAGGGCGGCGAGTTGGTGGAGGCCATGCTGCGGCAGGTGGACCCGATGGTGCCGGTGACCAAGGTGCATGCCCATCGGGGCAAGGCCGCGCGGGCGGAGCCGGTGGCGGCGCTTTATGAGCAGGGGCGGATTGCCCATCTGCCGGGGATGCAGCTTCTGGAAGAGGAAATGGTGCAGATGACCCGGCAGGGCTTTGCCGGCAAGGGCAGCCCGGACCGGGTGGATGCGCTTGTCTGGGCGGTGACGGAGGCGCTGCTGGAGCCGGCGCGGCGCCAGAGCGGCAGGCCTGCGGTGCGTGGGCTTTTCAGGTAGAAAGACGGAGCGCGCAAGATGGTGTTCAATTTTTTGCGGCGGGGCGAGCCATCGCCCGCGCCCGAGGCGGGATTGGAAAAGAAGGCGAGTGCGGCGGGCCGGGTGGTGGCCTTTGGCACTGCGGGCCGCGCGGTGTGGAGCCCACGCGATGCGGGCAGCCTGACGCGCAACGGGTTCTTGCGGAACCCGGTCGGGTTTCGGGCGGTGAAACTGGTGGCGGAGGCGGCGGCGGCTTTGCCCCTGATCTGTCAGGATGCCGCGCGGCGGCATGAGGTGCATCCGCTTCTGCGGCTGATCGGGCGACCCAATCCGGCGCAGGGGCGGGCGGAGTTTCTTGAGGCGGTTTATGGGCATCTTCTGTTGTCTGGCAATGCCTGGCTGGAGGCGGTGCCGGGAGAGGCGGGCTGGCCCGGTGAATTGCATGTGCTGCGGCCCGACCGGATGGCGGTGGTGCCGGGGCCGGATGGCTGGCCTGTGGCTTATGATTATTCGGTCGGGGGGCGGACCCATCGCTTCGATCTGCGGGGCGCGGTGGTGCCGGTCTGCCATCTGCGGGCTTTTCATCCGATGGATGACCATTATGGGCTGTCGCCGCTTCAGGCGGCGGCGGTGGCGGTGGATGTGCATGGCGCGGCAAGTGCCTGGTCGAAGGCGCTGCTCGACAATGCCGCGCGGCCTTCGGGCGCGATCGTCTATCGTGGGGCCGATGGCGCGGGGAGTTTGAGCGCCGAGCAATATGACCGTCTGGTCGAGGAGATCGAGACCAACCATCAGGGCGCGCGCAATGCGGGGCGGCCGATGTTGCTTGAAGGGGGGTTGGATTGGAAGCCCATGGGCTTTTCGCCCAGTGACATGGAGTTTCACCGGACGAAAGAGGCGGCGGCGCGCGAGATTGCCACGGCCTTTGGCGTGCCGCCCATGCTGCTGGGGATACCGGGGGATGCGACCTATGCCAATTACCAGGAGGCGAACCGGGCCTTCTATCGGCTGACGGTGCTGCCCTTGGCGCAGAAGGTTCTGGCGGATGTCAGCCATTGGCTTGCCGGCTTTGGCGGCGGGGCGGTGGAGGTGCGGGTGGATCTGGACCAGATCCCCGCGCTGGCGGCGGAGCGTGACCAGCACTGGGCGCGCGTGGGGGCGGCGGATTTTCTGACAGTGGCCGAGAAGCGGCGGCTGCTGGGTCTGCCGCCCCTTGGGGACGCCCCTGAGGGTGATCCTGCGAGGGAGGCATGAGCGCCCGGCGCCCGCCCGGAGGATCGCGGTTTCTGTATGACAGTTTCGATGCCGCGACCGCGCGGATCGAGGCGAATGAGCGCGTGGCCGAAGAGCGCTGGGCGGCGCTGGACTTTCGGCTTTCGCAGATCGACGCGGCGCTGGAGCGGCTGGAGAAGCGGCTTTGGCTGGGCGTCTATGGGGTGGCGGCCTTTCTGCTGGCGCAGGGGGCGGAGGCACTCATTCAGGCGGCAACGAGGTGAGGCATGGATGATTTCGGCGCACTGGAGCGGAAATATCTGCGACCGGAGCAGGGGCTGGCGCTGGCAGAGGGGCATGTGCTGGAGGGTTATGCGAGCCTGTTCGGCAAGGCCGATCAGGGGGGGGATGTCGTGCAGCCCGGCGCCTATGGGGCGAGCCTGAAGCGGCTGGCCCAGCGGGGCGAGAAGGTGCGGATGCTGTGGCAGCATGATCCGGCCCAGCCGATCGGCATCTGGGATGAGGTGCGGGAGGATGCGACGGGCCTGTGGGTCAAGGGGCGCATCCTGCCGGAGGTCGCGCGGGGGCGGGAGGCGGTGGCGCTGCTGACGGCGGGGGCGATCGACGGGCTGTCGATCGGCTATCGCACGCTGCGGGCCGAGCGCGACGGTCAGGGGCGCAGGCTTTTGACGGAACTGGAGCTTTGGGAAGTGTCGCTGGTGACCTTCCCGATGCTGCGCGAGGCGCGGGTGGCGGCGAAGGCCGAGGATGCGATCTTGCGCGACTTGGCGGCGGAGGTCGAGGCGGCCCGCCGTGCCCTGGCCGGGCGCTGACCGGCTGCTTGCGAAAGGACGGAGAAGGGATGACCGAGAGAGAGGCTCGGGCCGGGCAGTCATGCCCCGCGCCCATGACCCCGGTGGCGGAGCTTGCCGCGGCGATGGGGGGATTTCTGAAGGAGATCAATCTCTTTCAGGCGGATGTGAAACAAGTGCTTCAACATCAGGAAGAGCGACTGACCATGCTGAACCAGAAGACGATGACCTATGGCCGTCCCGCGCTGTCGCTGGCGGCTGAGATGGAGGCCCCGCATCAGAAGGCCTTTGATGCCTATCTGCGCCGGGGCGATGACGACGGGCTGCGGGGCCTTGTGCTGGAGGGCAAGGCGATGAACACCGCCGTGGCCGCCGAGGGGGGCTTTCTGGTCGACCCGCAGACGGCGGAGATGATCCGCACGAGCCTGTCCTCCAGCGCGTCGATCCGGGCGATTGCGAATGTGGTGCAGGTGGAGGCCAGTTCCTTTGACGTGATCGTGGATCATTCGGACCTTGGCTCGGGTTGGGCCACGGAGACGGCGGCGGTGTCTGAAACGGGAACGCCGGTGATCGAGCGGATTTCCATTCCGCTGCACGAGCTTTCGGCGATGCCCAAGGCAAGCCAGCGTCTGCTGGAAGACTCGGCCTTTGATGTGGAGGGCTGGCTGGCGGGCCGGATCGCGGACCGCTTTGCCAAGGCGGAAGCGGCGGCTTTCATCGCAGGCGATGGGATGGACAAGCCCATGGGCTTTCTGGCCCATGACACGGTGGCGGAGGAAAGCTGGGTCTGGGGCAAGCTTGGCTATATCGCCACGGGCGAGGCGGGGGATTTCGACGCCTCGGCCCCGGCGGATGCGATTGTCGACCTCGTCTATGCGCTGGATGCGGGCTATCGCGGCAATGCGAGTTTCGTGATGAATTCGAAGACCGCAGGCGCCGTGCGCAAGATGAAGGATGCGGATGGGCGCTTCCTGTGGTCGGACGGGCTGGCCGCCGGGGAGCCTGCACGGCTGATGGGCTACCCGGTGCTGATTGCCGAGGACATGCCCGACATTGCCGCCAATGCCTTTGCGATGGCCTTCGGCGATTTCGCGGCAGGCTATACGATCGCCGAGCGGCCGGATCTGCGGGTGCTGCGGGACCCGTTCAGCGCCAAGCCCCATGTTCTGTTCTATGCGACGAAGCGCGTGGGCGGCGATGTTTCTGATTTCGCTGCGATCAAGCTGTTGAAATTCGCCCTGTCGTAAGGCCGGGCGATCAGAGGCGGGGCCTTTGCCCCGCCCGAGCCTCGGGCATCCGAGGCAGGAACGGGCGCGCGGTTCCCCATGCCGTCTAGCTGCTCCCCCCTCCGACCGAGCGGTGTGGCGCGCGCCCGAACCCTTCCTGTCGGGGGAGTGGAGGATTTCGGATGATGGTGACCGAGGAGACAGGCGTGCCGGATGCGGCGCTGCCGGTGGCGCAGTTGCGGGCGCATCTGCGGCTGGGCACGGGATTTGGCGATGACGGGCTGGAGGATGGTCTTCTGGCCCTGCATTTGCGGGCGGCCATGGCGGCGATCGAGGGGCGGACGGGCAAGGCTCTGTTGGCGCGGCGGTTCCGGCTGCGGCTGGCGCAGTGGCGGGGCGGGCGGGCCGGACAGGCGCTGCCGGTGGCCCCGGTGCGGGCGGTGCTGTCGGTGGAGGTGATGGGCGGGCCCGCGCCGGTGGCGGTGCCGCCCGCGCGCTGGCGACTGGTGCCCGATCTGTCGCGGCCACGCCTGATGGCGGCGGGGGACTGGCCTTCGATCCCCGAGGGGGGCGCGGTGGAGATCGTTCTGGACGCGGGCTTTGGCGCGGATTGGCCGGAGGTTCCGCCCGATCTGGCGCAGGCTGTACTGCTTCTTGCGGCCGAGTTCCATGAGCAGCGCCACGAGGTCGGGCTGCCGGCAGCGGCCTTGCCGCGCAGGGTGCAGGGGCTGATCGAACGCTGGCGGACGGTGCGGATTCTGGGCGGGGGTGGCGCATGAGCGGGGTGCGCCTGTCGCGCCGCCTGACGCTGGAGCAGGTGCAGAGCCTGCCCGATGGGGCGGGCGGATTTACCGCGACCTGGCAGGAGATCGGGCGGCTGTGGGCCGAGGTTCGGCCGGGGCTGGGGCGGGCGCGGGTGGCCGAGGTGCCCCGGCTGTCGCAGGTAGCCTGCCGGATCACGGTGCGGGCCGCGCCGCCGGGCAGCGCGCGCCGCCCCGTGCCGGGGCAGCGGTTTCGCGAGGGCGCGCGCGTCTTTGCCATTCGCGCGGTGACGGAGCGCGATGCGGAGGGGCGCTATCTGACCTGCTTTGTCGAAGAGGAGGGTCTGGCATGAGCTATCGGGCGGCGGCCGCGCTGCAACGGGCGGTTTTTGACCTGCTGACAGGCGCGCCCGCGCTTTCGGGCGTGGCGGTGGTGGATGCCCTGCCTGCGGGCGGTGGGGCGGGCACCTTCGTGCTGATCGGACCGGAGGAGGTGCGCGATGCCTCGGACCAGACGGGGATGGGGGCGGAGCATCGCTTTGCGGTTTCGGTCGTATCGGATGCGAGCGGGTTTCTGGCCGCGAAGACGGTGGCGGCCCATGTGGCCGAAGTGCTGGTGGAGGCAAGGCCCGTGCTGGGGGAAGGGCGGGTGGTGGGCATTCACTTCCTGCGGGCACGGGCCGAGCGGCGCGAGGGCGGTTTGATGCGACGCATCGACCTTGTGTTCCGCGCGAGGATTGAACTGTAACACCCTGAATTCACGAAGAGGATGGAGACAGCCATGTCTGTTCAGAACGGTCGGGATCTGCTGTTGAAGGTGGATCTGTCGAATGACGGCAGCTTTGAAACCGTGGCGGGGTTGCGGGCCACGCGGATCAGCTTCAACGCGGAAACGGTGGATGTGACCAGCCTTGAAAGCGCGGGGGGCTGGCGTGAATTGCTGGCGGGCGCAGGGGTGAAATCGGCCACGATCAGCGGATCGGGGGTGTTTCGCGATGCGGGCACGGATGAACGCGCGCGGCAGATCTTTTTCGATGGCGAGGTGCCGGATTGGCAGGTGATCATCCCCGATTTCGGGGTGGTCGAAGGGCCCTTCCTGATGACCGCCATCGAATATGCGGGCAGCCATAATGGCGAGGCGACCTATGAGCTTTCGCTCGCCTCGGCCGGGGCGCTGACCTTTACGGCGCTGTGATGGCGAACCCTTGGGCGGGTGAGGTGGCGGTGACGCTGGACGGGCGGCCGCATGTGGCCAAGCTGACGCTGGGGGCGCTGGCCGAGCTTGAGGCGGCGCTGGGGGCGGGGTCGCTGGTGGAGCTGGTGGAGCGGTTCGAGACGGGGCGGTTTTCCAGCCGGGATGTTCTGGCGCTGCTGGTGGCGGGGCTGCGGGGCGGCGGCTGGCAGGGGGGACCCGAGGATCTGCGCACGGTGGAGATCGGCGCGGGGCCGGTTGATGCGGCGCGTCTGGCGGCGGAACTGCTGGCGCGGGCCTTCGCCGGGCCTGCGGCCTCCCGATGATGGCGGAGCGGGGGATCGACTGGCCTGGCCTTCTGCGGCTGGGCCTGCGGGACTTGCGGCTGGAGCCTGCCGCCTTCTGGCGGCTGACGCCTGCGGAATTGCGGCTGATGCTGGGGGCGGAGGCTGCGGCCCCGCCCCTGACGCGCGCGCGGCTGGAAGAGCTGGCCGCGGCCTTTCCTGATGCGGCACGAAGGAGAAGCGGGCATGCGGATCGAGGAACTTGAGGCGCAGGTTGACGCGCTGGAGGAGCGGCTGGGGGCCTCTGGCGTGATGGTCGCGGCTTTTGACGCCGCGCTGGCGCGGATGGGACAGACGATGCTGTTCACCGGGCGGGAGGTGAACACGCTGTCGGGCGGGATCGGAAACGGGCTGCGGCGGGCCTTTGACGGGCTGATCTTTGACGGGCTGCGGCTGTCTGATGCGCTGAAGATGGTGGCGCAGTCG